AAGATGATGAAGTTGATGTTGAAGATGTTGAAGATGTTGAAGATGTTGTAGCAGAGGGTGTAGATGCTGTATTTGCAGCAGGAGAAACTCCTGTACTATAAACACTTGTTCCACTAACATTAACTGCTCTTGCCTGTGCTTCAGAGAGAGCAGTTGATCCTACTCTTCCACCAGATCTAACCAAATTACCATTTGCATAACTAGATGATGATATGTACGTAGAAGCAGAAGAATCTAAACCAGAAGAAATATCATCAACAACCATATCAAAAATACTATTTCCAATATCTAATTGCAAATACAAATCTTGCAATCCAATTACATCGTTAGATTTTGGTGTTGCAGAAATCTCTATGATAGGTTGTCCATCACGTATTTTTCCAGAAGTTATATTTACCGGATTCAAAGTGATAATTCCACTTTCATAATTAATTGTCCCCACATTTCTTCTTACAATAGTTGGATTTTGTGAAGTTATTGTTGGAACAGTGAAGAAGAATAAATCACCAGTTTGATTATCAAAGTTTGGTACATCACCAAGATATAAAGTTTCTTGAATACCACTAACAGTAAAACCGGATGATTTTATGTTAAACCCTTCAAGACTCTTGATATGAAATTGGTTGCCAAATCCAATAGAATACTCTGCAAATGTATTCAACACTACTCTTAAATCTCTTCTCATACTAATAGTAGTTATATTAGATGTAATTGCCTGATTACTGTCATCAATAATCCTTTGGAACTTAGAATACTTAAATCTTGCTCCATACTTGTTCAATTCTGTAGATTCTCCGTATTTTTGTACATTATTTTGAACAATTGAAGAAATACGTTGAGATGATGGTGTTAGGTTTGAGTTATAATAAACTTTTGAATCAACTTCAATATACAAATACTTCAAATCAAGAATTTCGGTAACAATTCCAGCTACAGAATATCTTTTGAGTTCTTTCTTGATATTTTCCTTAATTAAGTTTGGTAAAAAATCACCAAATTTTGGTTTTATGCTAATAAAAACTTTTCCGTATTGTGGTGGTGCTAATTCTTCTCCTCCAAAAACAGAAATAGACTCAGTTTCAGTGTAAATCTTTGATGGAATCAAAGTTTCATAATCTGAAGAGGTAACTGCTCTATTTTGAGTTGCAAATGACCTTGGAGCAAACTTCTTAATGGATTCTACACTTTCAATGTTTTCTCCACCAGAAGAAGAAACGCCTGTTGTTAATAATGAAACACCTTCTGATACATTATATTCAACTGCATTCCTTTGATATGTAATTCTGCCATTAAAAGTAAAATTATTGATTCCATTTGCACTATCACCATTAGATCTGATATAATTTACTGTAATATGGTTACCTTCCTTAAGTTTTTGTCCAAAAATTCCATCTCCGAACAAAATTTCATATCTTTCGTCTTCAATTTCTTGTAAAAAGTAAGTTTTTGCGTATTTGTCAGCACCAAAAAGGTTGTCTTGCCTTGAATAACGTGTTGATGCTGTTGAAGTTACACTATCTTTGACAAAAACACTCATTAAATCAGTATCAATGCCTGAATTTGGCAAAATAAACTTCTGATTATAGTCTCTAGTGTCATAAATGAAGGTTTGAGACAATAATGGACCTTCATAAATCGGAATATTGTTGAAAATTGCAATCCCATTGCTTACTGGAACTGTAATATCATCAATGATTGAAAAAATAAACGAAGAATTTGCAAAACTACCTTGAGATGTTGCGATTGGACCCTTTCTAAGTGTTAAAGATACGGGTGCAGGAGTTGTTCTGGAGACATCTACGAAGAAACTGACCGTTGCTCTTGCAGATTTTCTTGATTTTGGTAAATATCCAATATTTCTCGCGATAGAAACTACATTTTCTCTCAATGTAGCACTATCAAGGAACACTTCGTTTGCCACCATGTTGGCATTATACGAAGTAATGTAAGTATTATATGCTAAAACATCAAGTATCGATGACAGGTTTGATCCCTCAAAGTCATAATCCGTAAAGTTGGAGTTTGCTTGAAGATAATCTTTGAGTGATTGTTTAACCTGATCGAAATCTAGGTTTGAAAAATTTGATAGCGGCATTTTTACCTAGTTGGTTGCAAAATAAAACTTATTTGTTGCGGATCAACATCTGCTCCGACTATACGATATGAAATTTCAACATCATATCCATTATTATCAAAGTCAGGAACAACAATTACGTCAATAAGACTAATTCTTTGTTCGTATGTTTCTAATGAATATGTAATTTGATCTTTAATTACTGTTGCAGAAGTTTCATCTAGTAGTTCAAACAGAGAATCGGTGATGTTTGTCCCAAAATCAGGGTTGAACACCTTCTCACCAGGTACTGTAAAGATGATGTTTCTTACAGAACGAGCAATTGCATTTTCATTTTTAAGGGCAATCAAGTCATTTGACAAGGGATTAGCCTGAAATGACATACTAATATCTTTGAATCCCCTACTAACCCTCTCTAAAGGCACTCTAATACAGCAATTATGAGTTATTTATTAGAGATATTTGTATAATCATGACCAACGATCATGCATTTCTTGAACTTTTTGTTCTCTAATGCGTTGTTCTTTTGCCTTTTTCAAATGTTTTTCACTTTCGACCTCTGTAATCAAGGTCATACCATCATTAATAAAAGAATTTGACTTGTCGACGGAACCATCAAGGTGCTGTGGATGACTCATGATACCCTTTTTTAGTTATTTATTGGGTATCTAGTGGTCTATCTTGAGATTTGTACATATCCATTACCTCTTCATCTACGCTAAAACCATCAGCATTGGCAGTTCCTTTACGCTCCTTTGCTGTTTTCCAAAAATATTCATCTTCACGACCCATACCCAATCGATCATTTCCATTTTCGACTTGATAGTATTGAGTTGATACCTTGAAATCAGGCATCTTTGGATCAACAGGTGTTAAACTATTATCATAGATACGCAATCTATTGTTTGGATACAGTGCATACTGACCATTCTCAAGTTCAATTAGATTATGCGATTTGTGTTCTGCTGGATTTTCGCTAGTTGCATAATCAACATAATCTGGATCATGATGGTAGTTATCAATTGTACAAACATAAGTGCCTTTTACATTGCCATGATCGCGTGTATAGCATTCAAAGTCCATACTACCAATAAACTTCTTATCCACTGATACAACCCCATAATCCATGCAATTCCAAAATTGTAGGTTAGGTAGACTCATATCAGGTTTAGGCGTCTCAGGATCGCTCAGGAACGCGCTGATGGGCAATTTGTCGTACATTGCAGCATACTCTGGTAGATACGTTTCAAAGTAAAATGCACGCCCAGGCATACTCTTCACTGATACCCAAACACCTTTTACAAATTCACCATGCCCAGATTGATGATCAGTAAGATACTCTTTACGAACCCATACTTCCATTGAAGGAAGATTAGCAATTAAACATGCCATAATTATTAACTTATATTTCCTTATCTATATACAAAAAAAGAGGACCCGTAGGTCCTCCATTATTATTTGTTTCCTTGTCCGCGATAACGCTTTCGTTTGCCATTACGAGAGGTTGCGCTCAGTAAGGTATTTTGTGAACGTCCTTGACGAGTCTTTTTGGGTTTTCCAGGCACATAATTGCCGCCTTTCATCATCATAACTCAATCTCTCCGTTTAGTAGTAATAGACATTTTATTGCCTGTGACCATCATACCTGAAACGAGTAAAACGGTCAACAATGCCACATAAGCAATAGTCATCAGATAATACGAGTCTTCTCATGCCCCACACGAATACGAGGGTCGCACAGGATCTCAAATCCTTTCTCCTTAGCATCTAAGCAGAAACTTACATCCTCTCCACACATATCCTGAACATTCCCAGATTCAAACACTTGCATCTTAGGTGCAAACCAAGGATACTCAAGATTCTCAAAGACTCCCTTTTTGATGAGCACCCATCCAAAACCTGTGTAATCTACAGTGAATGGCTTACGCCGCTTCTGAATAGAATCCACTGTTTCGTGGTTCATGACTCCACCATTCTGACGGAAATCATCCTCCTCTAACCAGTGTGCAACACTCGTTGTTCTTCCATCCTCAGTGGCATACCATCCACTTACAATCTCTTTCTCCTCTCCCTCAGCAGGAATTGCCATATCACACAATTGCCAGAACTGATCAGAGTTGAAAACAATATCACTATCAATCCATAACTGATAGTCATACTTTAGTTTACCATCCCAAGGTACTTGATTTGGCCCACGAAGTACATTTGCACCTAAACACTTACAACGTGCAAAGTTAACCATCGAAGAGTAATCTTGACTAATCTGAATACTCATCCCGTTCTGTACCATATCAAAGCACAGTTGAACAAAATTCTTTAGGAAGATATATGAACATCCTCTTCCAGGTAGACAGAATACAACTGTCTTACCACGCATCCTTTCTTTAATTGCTTCAATATCCCATTCTGCTTCTTTTTTCTTTACAGGTGGTTTTGCTTTTACAGTGAATCCTTTTGCCATAAATCCAAATTCCTTTCAGTTCAATTCTAGTCTATTATGTAGGTATTGTCAATTAATCGGTTAACCCCACTTTGTATACCTCTGAATACCTATATGATAGATCCTTTTCATTATACTCTGTTTTCATCAAACCTACCATACCATTTAGTTGCTCCCATGTTGTTTTGAAAACTTCCTCAGGTAGATTATGATAAACACACTCATCCTTAATGTAAATGTTATACACTCTCAAAAATTACCTCCGAATTTTTTCACTATTTAATCAGCGAGACTATTAATGCTCCTACCACAATAAAAAATAAGAACATTCCAGGTCCTCGCCATACTGCCATTAGTACATCATAAAAAAACCGCGCAGTCACATACGTGAAAACTGCACGGGGCACATTCCAATACGGCAAATTTTTTTTACTCACACGGACCTCACAGGCACTTTTTGTACATGAAAAATTTTTTGAATGAACATGATATCACTTTCTCGATTTGTCACCTCTGTAGGTTAGGGGAGTTAGGCATTTTTATATACGCAACGCCCGCCAACACATAACGCCCCGAATCGCGCATAACAGTGTTAATGAGATTATAGCAGATATGGGGCAGAGTGTCAACAACTGCCCCACACTGATTATCAGAATTCCAACAACATTTCGTTGAGTGCAGTGATATCCAGATCTGCATGTTGCCAGTATACACCATCCGGAGTAACTGTACCGAAAGATTCAACTAACAGGTGTGAGAGAGACTTATAACCGTGCTCTGCAAACATGCGTGCAAGGTTATACATTTTCTCATCATTACCCAACCAGAGAGCAACATTCCAGGTCTCGTAGTTTGCCCAACCGTTGTAGGTTTCAGATGCAGTGGAGAGTGTCATAATCAAAGTGTGTGAGTGTAATACTGAAACAGTTTAGGGGTTTCAGTTGATGTCGTTGAGTGCCGATGCCTTGGTGGTCATCGAAGTGCCACGGGAACCAGCAGCGCCGCCATGAGTACGAACGCGGGAGGATCCCCCTTTGATGCGGTTCACCCAACGGTTTGCAGCAGTGCCATGCGCTACGGGCAGGCGGGTAACCTTGAAACCTGAGAAGTCGGTAGCGGTGGATGCGGTGGTCATGGGTGCGGTGTGTGCCTACACCTCTAGAACACTTTAGGAGCTTCAGTTGGTTCTCACCAGTTGTCGGGTGTATGCAAGTCCTCCACATATGCCTCGCAGTATTCATTACCCTCCAGACCAAAGAGTTTCTCCCAATTGATATTATGAGGATCGAAGTCATTCAGTGCCTCAATCTCTAAAGTGATGCGATACTTACTCTTTTGGAGTTGGTGGAAGATAGTGGAGGACATTGGAGAACCCTTGGTGATACTGCTAGATTATAGTCCAGGATAGGGATATTAGCAACTCGCCTCAGTCCTATTTAGAAAGTGTCCTGCCGTTTCTTGACTTTTGTGCGGATTCGTGATAAACTGCGGGCCAAGATCACTACTCTATGACACCTTTACCAGATGCTTCAGAGACACTTAGCAGATACTTCGGAGTGCATTTAGTGATGTAATTTCCACAGTTTCTAACCCTATTGTGGAAAAGATTGTGGAAAAGATAAACAACGCAAGTACATTTTTAAATACCTTTTTATTTGTTTTTTTATCTAATCTTGTATCTATAAGGACAAAAAAGGTATGATTTTATGATAATAAGGGTCTTACACATATTGGGGGAAGACACACAACCAAACCCCTCAGATGCCCGCATCAGTGTTACATAAGCACCTTACATATAAGTGAATGAGTGTTATCAGAACTCAGTCTGATTACCATCGAAGTCAACAGGTTGTGCGGGAACATTACCTGCATAAGTCATCATCTCATCAGCAACGATAACATCAAGAATAGAAAGAATCTCTTCTCCAGTGTTACCTTGCTTGAGGAGTTCGATTGCAACTTGATTGGTCATTTGATTAGAAAGTGTTA